ATAAAAATAATATAGATTTAAATTTATTAATGTATTTTATTAATAATCCTAAAAATAATGAAAATATTATTTTAGGTTTAATAAATAAATATAAGGATATATAATATAATATTATATAATATGAATATACCAAAATACATATCTGATCCGTTTTATAGATATAAAAGAGAAAAAGTAAAATTAAGTGAAGACAAACTAGGAACAAAAATAAATAATTTAAGTAATATTTCTAAAAGTATAAATCTGAAATCAAAAACTATTATTTCATTTATTCAAAAAAAATTAGGATGTAATTCTAAAAATGATATTTTATATAAAAAAAATTTAAATGAGAATTCAATAGATGATTTACTAGAAGATTTAATTCAGTGTATAATTTGTACAAGATGTAATAATCCAGAAATTGAATTTATAAAAAATAAAAAAGTAATAAAAAAAAAATGTAAAGCATGTGGTTATGAAATAGAAGTAGATGATGATTTAAAAAAGTTTTTATTAAATGAATGTTAATCCAGCTAAACCATTATTTATTCTAAATATATTATAACTTAAATTATAAACTCTTAATAATATAGGATTTTCATAAGATACTAATGTAGATAAATTTAAATCTAATACAATATCCTCAATTTTAGTAAAATTACATGATCCTCTTGGTTCAAAATGTTCTGGATCAATTGAAAATGAATACATATTAATACCTTCTTCAATTGTATTAGAATGATATAAATAAGTTTTTATATAATTATAAAAAAATTTATCAAAAAAATTAGATCTATTTAAACCATTATGATAAATTTGTGAATTTAAAATTAAATTTGTACCAGAATATTTTATATTAGAGGTATAATTAAATTTTTCTTTAATATTACCATTTTTAATTTTATTTAATTGTGCAACCCAAAAGATTTCTTTACTAGGATTTATAAAATTTAACTTAATTTTAGTGCTAGTATTATAAATTTTTCTTTCACCTGTGTACTGTAAAGTAGTAATTAAATATTCATGATTAGATTGTGCAAATTTTTTTCTTTCTATATTATCTAAATATATGAAATTTAATATTAAATATGATTGATTAATTGATAAATTTGGATATGCAAAAGAATAAAAATTTTCTTCAGAAGAAGGCATAACATAATAATTTTTCTCATTATAAATTTTATAATTAGATTTATTTATAATAGAATTTAATTGATAGTAAGAAAAAGATTGATCATATTTAGTATAATATAATCTTTTAGTTTTATAATCATAATATTCAAATATCATTTCAATTTCATTATTATTATAATTTTGTTTTATGATTTCTCCTTCTTCAAATAAACATATATTTTCTTCAATTTGAATATAATTAGTAGGTGTTTGAATTAATATATTTTCTAAAGAATTAAAATCAATATGAATTTTAATATCACTCAAATGTAATGCTATAACAGGAATTGCTAATCCTTTATTTCTATTAAAAAAAAAACTAATCGGAATATATAAATTATATGAATTAATTCCATTACTAGAATTATACAAAGACGGAATATTTCCAATTAATAAATCTTCACTTTCTCTATCACCAGATACTGTTAACAAACTCCAAATATTTAACCAATCTCCATAAAGTTTATCAATAATTTTACCATTTATTTCTAATTCTATTGATTTTATAATATTAAAACCAATTTTTTTTGTCCATCTAAATTTTTCAAATAAACTATTACTATTTTTAGGTACTTCTGGTAATTCTACAAAAACATAACAAGTTGATAATAAATCAGCAGTCTTTGATAAAGTACATGATACCCTTTTTCCAAAATCTGGACTTGTTGAAAATAACTGTTTTACAGGTTCCTGAGAAAAATTCGTATGACGCTTGTACACCATTTTAAAAAAAGTAATTTCAGGATCTGTTGATAAATATAAATCTTCTAAACCAATAGATACTAACTGCATTAATCCTCCAGCCATTTAATATATATAATAATATATTTTTTAAATACTTTCTTTATTCATAAAAACTTAATCCTGCTAAACCACTCATTATTCTCAATATATTATAAGAATTTGCAAAAATTTTAATTTTTTTATTTTTTAATTGATTATTTAATAAAGTTAAATCAAATTGAACATTATCTAACATACTAAAATTTAAACTTCCACTTGGCTGAAATTCATTATTTGATAAATTAAAACTATATACATTAATACCATCCGATACACAAGATTTATACCTCTCGTATGGTATTACATAATTTGTATAAATATTATCCATATTTAATAATACCCTATTATTTACTAAAATTTTTGTATTACCTATTACACTTTCATAATTACCTAATACCCTACCTTCATAATCTATGAACCATAATAAATCCTTTACTGAATTCTTGAAACTAATATTTACCAAATTACTTTCGTTTAAACTATATTCATTATATTGAGTATGTTCTATTAAATACTCATGTCTTCCTTTTGCAAAATTATTTTTCTCATCATCATCCAAATATATAAAACCAATATTTAACTTGATATCAAGATTATCATTCAATACAATTGTTGTGTTATCATCCTTTATTACTAAATTATCTAAATCCTCTATATACAATTTTAAATATATTTTAACATTTGACATCGCGATTACTGGTAAATTTAAACCACTATATCTATTAAACCAAAAATACATTGGTATTATTAAATTTTTACTTTTTTTTACATCCGTACTATTTGTAAATAAATCATATGTTGAACCAATCATTTTCTCATTCAATTCTTTTTTTTCATAAGTATTATTTAACTCATACCATATATTAATCCATTCACTATAATGACGATCTATTAATAAATCATTCATATACAATTCAACCTTATTTAATAAAAAATTTCCTACATTTACTATCCAATTAAATTTAGGATTATCTGGTCTATTTAATACTTTCACCTCTTCAACTCTGTAATTATCTAAATTTAACTTATTATTATTAATATTAGTAATTTCGTTAGTAAATTCAATAGTAATTTCATCTGAAATTATATCATTATTTATAAAATTTTCAATATTAAAATTATTTAAATTATAATCTTTAGTAATAATAATATTATTATAATACAATTTGTATATTTTTTTAAAATCGGTAAATAACAATTTAATTATATCATAAGTCAAATCATTTATGTAAACATTTTTAGTGTTAACGTATTTAACTAAATAATTAATATCATAATTTTCATTATTTAAAATAGTAAGATAATTAATATATTCATCTAAAAATAATATTTGTAAAATATTTTCATTATCTTCTACTATTTGTAATATTGGATCAGTTGCATTAAAAATCATATTTTCAATATCAATTATTAAATTATTTATATTTGTAAATGTTGTATTAAAATCAGTTTGTGAAGTAATATTACCAATATTTATCATTTCTAATTTCATATTATCAAAGTCATAGTAATAACCATTTCCTAATATACTCTTTCTTCTTAGTAGAATTCTATAATCATCTGAATATTCTAATGTAGATGGTATTTCTTTTAAAATATAACTTTTATCTAATTGATAATCAAAACCATCATTTATAATTGATATATATTTTAAATTATTTTCATTAGATAATATGACACCTGATCCATATTTACCTTTTTCTTGAACTATAATTACATTTTCATTGTTACTATATGAGTCAATATTTAAATTTAAACCAATATTATTATTAGTTTGTGAAAAATTTAATGATCCGTAAAATCTATCAGTAATAATATAAGGAAATTCTGGATCGTCATTTTCATTTAATGTTAGAAAATATGCATATGTTCCTTTCGGAAAATCAGGTGTAATACTAAATCTTCCGTTAAACTCATCTAAATCACCATAATTTTCTAAATATTCATAGTCTTCTACAAATGAACCAATTCCATAATTTGTAATTTCTCCATTAGATATTTCAATTAAATTTATTCTTTCCTCTGTAAATGTATTTTTTAACTTATATGAAGATTTTATTTTTACAATCTGATTATTAATTTTACCATAAGGTCCATATATAGGATACCCATCTAATGAAATTCCTACTATTTTTGAATGACCATCATTATGTCTTAACTTATCATCATTGAAATTTGAATTATTAAAATAACTATTAGATATATTATTTAATGAATTTATAAACTTTCCAGAATAATAATTTAAATCATTATTATCATTAACATATGCACTATACTCAGATTCGATATTTGATAATTGATCAAAATAATACATGAAATTTAATCTAAATGATTGAACACTTATGGAATCAAATTTTATTCCTTTATTATTAGTTAACATCGCATAAACACTGTCATTGATATTTACATTATATGGTAAAGAAAAAGTAATAATATTATCATTGATATTAGAAATTATTATACTCGTATTTAATAAATTTGATTCATTAATTAAACTAGAATTATATAAATTTAATGTATCACCTATACTAATAATAGTAGATGATTCAACTAAATTAGTATAATCAAAATAGTAATTTGATGAAACAGTAACTTGATAAATTGAATCAGGAGAATTAATTGAATTAACACTATTAAAATATACATTTTTTAAAATAACTCCATTTGTACTAATTCCAATATTATTATCTATAACGTTTTCAACATTTTTAATATTACTATGGAATTTAACATTAATATCATAAGTAATATTATTTGTATTATAATTAGTTAATGAATTCTCTGCAGGATAAGGATCATTATTTGTAATAATTTGTAATTTAGAATTATCTAAAGATAAAGTAATAGGATAATCATCATTATAAAAAAACAAATTATCTAAATCAAAAGGTATATATATATCAATTATACTTCCTATAGAACTAATATTAATAATATTACAAATCATAGGATCAAAATTTAATAAATTATATTCATCATTAGTTACTAAAGAACCTCTGATAAATTTAAAATCTTCATTTAATAAATCATTATTATTAATTTGATTTTCTAATGATATTATTGTAATATAATTATTATTATCAGAAAAATAAATATCTTTTAAATTTTTTAAAAATGTTTTCTGAAAATTAAAAATATTTTTTTCTATATTAATTTGTGAAGATGATAATGAATTATTGTATGTAATTTTTTCATTAAAAATAGTTTCAAGATAATTAGGAATAAATATATTATCAAGAATAACATAATCATCAGAACTAATAGTATTATCAAATTTAAATAATTGATTAAAAGTATATTGTTTTACTAAATTTGGTAATAATGAATAAATTTGATAAATTGATATCAAAAAACTAAATTTATTAATATAATTATAAGTATCATTATTTAATATCATATTATTAAAAAATGTATAAATAGATTTATTAGTTTCATTTTGAATAAAAACTAAATTTATATTTTCATCAAAATTTGTATCGTCACCTATATTTAAATTTAATCTAGAATAAAATAAATTTTTAATTTCTTCATCAGATACTAATAATTCATCGTTAATATCTAAATTAGAAATATTAGTTATCAAAGCTTCTTTTAATAAAAAATTGTTAAAATTAGTCTCTTCATTATCATAATATGAATTTAATAAAAATATATAAGCATTTTTTCCTGTTATTATATGGAAATTACCATAAACTAAAACTTCATTTTCTACAATATTATTTAATTTACTTCTATTAAAATAATTATCATTATCAATAGTATTAAATAATTGTGTTCCTATATTAGATGAAATTTGTGTTTCTATATTATCATAATATGTATAATCGATAATATTTAAATATTCATTTATTATAAAATCATTAGCAGATAAATAAAATAGTTCTTTAGTGAATGTATTATAAAGAGAATTTATATCAGAATTATAAAGATTAGATAATGTTTTTGAATAATATTCAATAATTATCTCAATAATATTTAAATCTGTAATTTCTACTTTAGTATTATCATTTAAATTATTTTTATAATATGTATTATTATCATTAATATACTGAAATCTAATTAAATTACCAAAATAATCTTTTTCATATAAAATTTTTCCAACTAATAATTGTTTTAAATTTAAAAAATATGAATCAAATATATTATTAGTATTATTAAATAATTCATTAATAATAGTATTAGAATTAAATATAGTAGAAAAATCTGCTAAAAAAGTTAGTTTAATTGATCCTGTTAAATTTTCTAAATTTTCAGTATAAGCCGAATTATTAACAATTAAATTGTAAATTTTAGAAGTAATATAACTTAATCTGAATAAAAATATATTATTTAAAAATATAGAAGTACTTTTTAGTTCATCAAATAAGAATAAACATAAATATAAATGTAAGATATTAGTATATTTATAACCTCTTGTAGAATTATCAGTGATATTATTATATTGTGAAATATTACTATTAAAATATCTTGAATTAAAATTAATTGAATTAATTTTTATACCTTGTGTCAATCTAATTATATTTTCATATTTAAAAGCAAAATATGAGTTTTTATCAAAATCAAAATTATAATTAAAATTTTCAGAACTATCGATATAAAAATACAAATCATTATTAATAATATGCGAGAGTGTAATATCTTTAATAAAATTAGCTGATAGTAAATTAAAATTATTATTTGAAATTTCATATAAGTAATAAACACCCTCTTCAATTAGATTATTAGTACTTTCACCATTTGTATTGTTATTGTAATCTATAAAATTTAATTCAGAACTATTAATTATTAAAAGATCTTGATCAATAAAATTATTATTACATATTAATTTATAAAAGTTATTATTTTCTGTATCTTTATAAATTAAATAAATATAATTATCTGTTGTTAATCTATTAGTATAATCTTCATTATTATTAAAATTTTCTAATTTTAATGATTCATTATTTAAATCTATATTTGAAATCTTAAAAGTACCTATAAAATTTTCAGATTCTGATTCATTCACTTGATAATTAGAAGACACATCTGTAGTATAGATATATACTATTGTATTTATTGTTAAAAATAAACTATTATTAATTATATTATCATTTTCATCTAAAAATAATAAACTGTCATTAGATATTTGATCAGAAGTTAAATTTAATTTTAAAGTAAAGAATGGTGTTGTTTGTGAAAAATAAGAAATAAGATTATTTATATTAAAGATTTCAGAATAATTTGATATATATTTTGTAAAAATACTAGAATAGGAATTATTAATTCTAATTTTAAAATTATCTTTTGTATCAAAAAAAATATTTAAAAATTTATTTACAAACTTATCAGTTGTATAGGTAGAATCGTCTATTGAATATACAGAATCACCATTTTTAGTAAATCTATTTGTTATAGAAGTGAATGAATTTTCATTTAAATTTGTTTCAATATAATCATCAACTTCTAAAGTAGATTGATTAATATTAAATTGTAAAGTAACATATAATGAATCAACTAAATAAGAGTTAATAATATTAAGTAGAATATTTTTTTGATTAATCAATGTATTTTTAGATGATGTAATAGCTAAGTTATAAAAATCATCTTTATTTAATGAGTTAATAGAATAATAACTAGAATTATATAAAAATTCAAAGTTATTCCAAATATCAGAAAAATAAATTGTATAATTAGTAGGAACAATTATCGAATTATCATTAAATAAATAAGTCAATTCGTAATTATTTAAATCATCAGTATTTTCTTGTATATTAAATAAATTATATGCATGTAAATAATTATCAAATAATTCATAATCAATATTATTATTTTGTATTCTTAAAATTTTAATGTAAAAATCAGGATTATTTTCTGGTAATATATTAGTATCACTATTAGTATAATTATATCCGAATAGAATCATATCAATTTCTAAAGAAGAAATATTATCTAATGTCATAGTATAATTATCATCATTTATAACATTATAAATAATTTCCTGCGAAGATAAATTTAAATTAAAAATAGAATTTGATAGGAAAAATGTATTTGATTTATTATTAGTATTTAATTTATATAAATAGTTATCATTAACATAAGTTTTATGTAATATTAAAACAGATTTTATATTTTTTAAATTAAATAAATTAGAATCACAAATAAATAATATATCATTAGAATTAATTACATCAGATGTATTAATTAAAATATAATTATTTTGTAAAATATTTAATGTATCAAAATTTTTAGTAATTAATTGATTATTAGTATCAATATAAATTTTAGAGGATATTAAATAATAAGATAATAAATTATAGTTATTTGCATAATAATATAGTGATTTGTAAAAAAGTTTTTCTAAGTATAAATTAGTATAATTAAATTTGTAATTATCATTGATTTTTGTATTTAAATAAACTAATAAAGGATTAATATTATTATTATAAGTTAAATTTAAAAGTGATTTTAAATTAGATTTAGTATTATTATTATCAAGTAATATATTATGACTTTGATTAAATTCTGATTCAGAATCTAAACTAAAATTATTAAAAATGGAAGACGTAATATCATGATTATTTAATAAAGTATTATTTAATTGATAATATATATTAGATGTAGTAGATGTTGTTTTATCATTACTATAATGAAAAATTTTTATTAGATTAGAATAAATTGATGTAGTATCAATATTAGAGTCATAAAAGTGTATAATTGTATTATAAATAGAATTATTTTGTATTGAATAAATATTATTAAGTGAATTAAGATATTCAATATTATTTATAAAATATATATTATTTTTTAAAGTATGTAATAAATAGAATTTTGTATTTGTATATTTTATATTAATTTCAGGTAAAGAAACTAATAAATTAATTTTAGAAATTAAATCTCCATATTTAGGTATATCTAAAATATTAATAGATCCAAAATTAAAATTTGTTTTAAAATTAATATTAGAATACGATAATGAAAAATTAGTATGTTTTTTATAAACAAATTTGAAAAAAGTAAATTCAGGATTTAAAGATAAATATGAATCTTGTGTACCACTTGATATAAGTTGAAGTAATCCCCCTGGCATTTAATAAATAATAATATTTTATTTTTAAGTTAAAAAGAATAAAAAATAATAATATATAAAATATGTATGATTTTGATATTAATAATTATTTAACAAAAAATTATTTTATAATATTAGACGAATTAAGTAATAAAAATAAATTTATAAAATTCATAGAATATATAAATAATAATTTTAATAAAATAAAATTAAGTAAATTAGAATTATTAATTAAAATTATTTTAAAAAAAATAATTGATTTTGATGGTAAATTAGATAATAAAGAATTTTATAAATTTTATGATAATATAAAAGATGAAGATAATAAAGAATTAATAAACAATTTTATAAATTTTTATGATAATTTAGAAATAATTAATAAAAATTATAAATTAATAATATTTATTTTAGTAAAATCTTTTAAAGATTATTATATAAAGTTGAAAGATATAGATGTAAGTAGTAAATTAGATAATATATTATTAGAGAAAATAGATTGTTTAATAGAATTTGAAATTTATAAACATTATAATTCATTTTTTGAATTAAATTTAAATAGAGTATTTTTCAAAAGATTAAAAGAATGTAAAGATGAAAATGTAAAGATAATTTATACGAATGAGATGATATCTAGATTAATAGGATTAAGAAAAATATTTTCTTTAGAATTAATAGAAATTTTAGATATAAAAAAAATTACAATAGATAATTTTTATAAGTTAGAATATTTAGAAAGAGTAAATTATTTTTTAAATTTTTATAATAAAACGAATAATATATTTAAGATTTTTTTAAAAATACTTTCATTTAAAAAAAGATTTAATTTAAGAATAAATGATTTAATTGAAATAAGTCAATTAGATTATTTAGATAGTTTAACAGATTCAGATGATATAAATCCTGGTATTTTTTGTATATTAGATCAAAATGAAATTAATGAGGTAAAAGATTTATCAAGTTCAGATGAAGAAGAGTATGTAGATACACCTTATTTTGATATAAGTAATATATTTATTAAATCAGAAAAAATAGATAATGAAGAGTCATTTGGAGACTCAAATTCTAGTAGTGAATCTGATGGCGAAAATTAAAAAATATAATACCTAAAATTGCATCACTTAAAAGAAAATACCACGCAAAATCGTAATTTTTATAGTAATACATAGTAAAAAGAAGATATAAACTTCCATGAATTGGTCTTAATGAGTTCCACCACGTAACACCATTAGCTTCGGGAGCATTAAGTCTAAGATCAAAGAAGAATAGAATAAAAAATGACAATGACATAAAGAGAGTGATTAGAGATATAAATTTGTTATTTGTATATTTTTGAGTTAAAAATGCTAATACTAGTCTAACTAGTATACACAAAACAAAGTAGTAGTTCATATATATATATATATATATATATATTTAGAAAGAAAATGCTAAACTAGCCATACCTTTTTTAAATCTTAATATATTATAATTAACAGAAAAAACATTAGTAACAATATAATCAGTATCAACAAGTCTATCTAAGAAATTATTATTTAAAGTAATTTTTAAGTTTTTTTTATTTAATTTAGAAAAATTACAAGATCCGGAAGGTTGTAAATCATTAGGATTTAACGAAAATGAGAATAAATTAATACCATCATCACAAGAGGATAAATTATTTTCATAAGGAGTTACGTGATTATAATAAATTCCATCATAAGGTTTAGATCTGTTAACACCATTTAATTGTAAATATGCAAAATCAATAGTGTTACTATTATAAGAAGTGATATCAGGATAAAAATCAGTAAGAGTATAATTTAAAATTGATGAGTATATATTATGGATATTATATAAATTAATATCAGATTCTTTTTGATTAGTCCAAATAACATATTTAGTAGGATGGTTAAAGCTAAGTTCTAAATCAATATCATTATTTTTTAAATTTTTATATTGATATTGATTAATTTGTTCAATAAGATATTCATGATTAGATGTAGCAAATTTAATTCTTTCATCATGGTCAAGATATATGAAGTTAGTAAGTAATTTAATATTATTAATTTTAATTTTAGAATGTAAGTCATTATTTTGATAATCAGTGTAAATAAGTTTTGTTAATTGATTAATTTTAAATTTAATAATAATAGTTTGGTGTTTAATAGAGATAACAGGTAATGATAAAGAATAATCTTTGTTAAAGAAAAGTTTAATAGGGATATATATATCAAAATTATTTTTAGTATTATTATCGTAAGTGTAAACAGAGGATTTTAAAGAGAATAGTTTATCAAAATCTATTTTTTTAAATTTAGAGTTAAAAAGTTGATTCCATATATATAAATATTGGTTGTAAGATTTATCAATAATAAAGCCTCCGATTTCTAATTCAATTGTGGAAACGATATTCCAACCTAAAGTGTTTATCCATGAGAATTTATAATTATTATTTAAAGAATTATCATAAATAATTTTTTTAGAACAATAATCATCCTGTAAATTTTTAAATATTTGATAACTTTTATCTATATATGAATTTACTAATAATTTAAGTTTATTTTTTTTAATAATTTGATTTTCATTTAAATTATAAATATTTAATAAATGAGAAGTAATATTAAAATGATTATTAATATTATCACCAATAATATTTTTTTGTAATAAAAAGTCTTTATTAGAATCAATATAGTTATTTATATTAGTGTAAATATTATCAAAATTTTCGTTAAAATTATCTAATCCTTCATTAGCTATAATAATACTTTCATAAATAAAATTTATAAAATTATTAAAATTTTTAATTAAAGTTTCTGCTTGAATTAAATCATTGTAATATTGTTCAATTTCTTCATTTGTTTCTGTTTTAGTTAAAGATACTGAAGGTAATGTAATTTTTAACATCATATCATTTATTAAATCACCGTTTTTTGGAATTTCACATGAAATTTCTTCACCGAAATTTTTGTTACCATCTAAATTTAGTTCAATAAATTCCATAGCAAAGTTAGTATATCTTTTATATAAAAATTTAAAGAAAGTTATTTCTGGTATTCCAGTTAAAAATAAATCTTGTGCACCGTAAGCAACAATTTGAATTAAACCACCTGGCATTTATATTAATAAATATTAAATTTTTAATTTTAAATAAATTAAAATATTTAATATATATATATGAATAAAGAAACCAAATTTGAATTAGAAATTTCAGAAATAATTAAAAGAGCAATAAAGTATTTATTAGAAGGAGGTGCAGTAGCTTTAGCAGCTAGATATATTCCTTCTGAGAAGATTGATTTAAAAGAAGTATCAGCAATAGCATTTACAGCAGCTTGTGTTTTTGCAATTTTAGATATGTATGCACCATCAATATCTGTTGCTGCGAGAAAAGGAGCAGGATTTGCGATAGGTAGTACTGCAGTTGGAGGATTAAAAACATTTATATAGATGGTATAAATTCCCAATTTAAATATTCACATATTTTTTTCCATATTTTATCTTGTTCTTTAAGTTTTTCAGTACTTTTAAGTAAAGGAAAACATGGTAAAAAATCATTTAATTCTAATAATTCACAAAATTTATGTAAAGTATAAGAGTAACTAAGAAAATTTTTTCTGTCTTTTGGAGAATGTATATTAAAAGGTTCTTGACATAATTTAAACATTTCTCTAAATTTTTCCTCAACTTCCCTAGTCATTCTTGGAGGAGGTTTTCCAGAAACTTTATTAATAATATGTTGTACATGTTCATAATATTTATTATAATTAAGTTTTTTTAAAATTGCTCTCATTTGTTTTGGAGTAATAGATTTATTTATTAATCTTTGTTTTTTTATTTCATTTAAAATTTTATCATAGATATGATCAGGTATATCAGTTGATTCTTTTGCTTGAAATTGAGCTAACCATTCATTAAAATGATTAATTCTTCGGTAACAATATGCTGTTACATCTGGAACTGGTTCTTTATAATTTGGTTTATCACTATCAAGTATAACATATTCACATTCACCACAAGAAGTGCAGACAAGATATCCATCAGATAAATGTAATGTCATTTCAATATTACATGTATTACAAAATTTAGGTTTAAATTTTTTAGATTTATCATATTTAGTTTGTTTATTATCAGTAACTTTTAAATAATTATCTAATAAAGATGATTTATTAGATTGTGATAAATTTTTTTTTATAATATCTGAATTATTAAAAAAATCAATAATTTCCATATGTTTCACATCATTATTTTTAGAATTTATTTCATAATATGGGATTATGTAATCAATTGTATTGTTATAATAAATTAATTTATCAATATTATTTTCTATTGATTTTAATTTATTATTTAGTATTTTATTTTCATCTAATAATTTAGTTTTTTCACTTATAATATCATTTGTATATTCTGTAAATGATATTTCATTTAATTTATTTAATTTTTTGTTATTTGATTCTATATTTTTTATTATGTCTTCTTTATTTTTTTCATTATCTTCAAAAAAATTTATTTTGTCTTTATGTTTTTTATCTAAGCTCGTCTTTGGTTTATTCATATATTTTATTATGAAAAAATGTTTTAAATAATTTAAATTAAATTTATTTAAACGCATTAAACGCATAAATAATATATAATAAAATGTATAGATGAAATTAGATTATATAATTTTTGTAAAATTAATTTATTTAATTAAAGCAAAAATGAATGGTTGGTTAGTGGGTGTAAAAAATGAAAAAACTTTTTATTTAATAAAAGATAAGATTGATAATTATAATTTTGAGGAGGAAATTAATAAAATTTCAATTAATGAAATTAATTTGTAAAAATATATATAAATAATAAATGTTTAATATTTATACATATGTCAGGTGGTTTAATGCAATTAGTAGCATACGGTGCTCAAGATGTTTATTTAACTGGTAATCCTCAAATTACATTTTTTAAAATAGTATATAAAAGACATACTAATTTTGCTGTTGAAGCAATAGAACAAATAGTAAATGGTGACTTCTCATTTGGAAATAATTTATCCTCTACAATAGCTAAAAATGGTGATCTTATTACTAAAATGTATATTAAATGTGATGTATCTCTTACTGGTACAGATGGTAAATTTGCGTGGATAAATAAATTAGGTCATGCTTTAATAGAAGAGGTAGAATTATTAATTGGTGGAAATAGAATAGACAAGCAATATAGTGAATGGTTAAATATATGGTATGAGTTAGCGAGGAATGTATCTCAAGACAAGGGTTATGATATGATGATTGGAAATAATAGTGATATGACAGAGTTGAGTACAGATAGTAAGAGTACTACATTATATATTCCATTAAAATTTTATTTTAATAAGTTTAATGGTTTAGCTATTCCGTTAATTTCGTTACAATATCATGATGTAAGAGTAGATTTTAAGTTAAGAAGTAGTGAACAGCTAATAGTAAAAGAAAGTAAAGCAGTAGTAAGTGCGTCAATTAGTAATATAAGTTTGTTAGTCAATTTTGTTTTTTTAGATTCAGTAGAGAGAAAGAGGTTTGCATCATCTCAACATGAGTATTTAATAGAGCAAATACAGGTATCAAATAATGAGAAAGTAAATTTAGAGGAGAATATTTACAAGTTAAATTTCAGTCATCCTTGTAAGAGTTTATATTGGATGGTTCAGAACGGAAATTTTATATCTGGGAAGTCTTTTTTAGGGTATACTCCAGAATCTAAATATATTTATAGGTCAGGTTATGCAGATTTAAATTTAGATTTAATAAAATATTGTTCAGTAAGATATGTATTAAGTCAAGTTTATTCATCAAATGGTATTGTAAAGTTAAGTTTAAATGGATTAGGTGTAGAGTCAGTAAGTAGTGTAGTGTCTACAGTAGAAACTGTATATAATCATCATTCTATTACATTAGGAGATGTAGTAATTAAAGCTAATTATAATAGTTTATTAAATATTGATAATGTAAATAATACAGCAGAGTGTGATAGTAATAATATTGATAATTGGGAAGTGGTAACAGGAATTAGTATAGATAATATATCAATTCCTGTAGATGAATTAATGTCAGGATTTACTAGAACAACAGATACATTAAATATAGGAAATAGTGATTTTGATATTATCGTATATCAATGGAATAATTTTGGTAAATATTTAGATTATTCATTCAATCCAGTTTTAACTAGTTTATTAAAATTAAATGGTCATGAAAGATTTGCAGAACAAACTGGTGAATTTTTTAATTACTTACAACCTTATGAAACTCATAAAAGTACTCCTAAAGATGGAATTAATTTATTTAGCTTTGCATTAAATCCTTTAGAGCATCAACCATCAGGAACTTGTAATTTTTCTAGAATTGATAATACATCATTAAATATTAAATTTGATTCAGACATAATAAATGTAAGTGGTACAAAACTAGTAATATTTGTATTAAACTACAATATATTAAGAGTGATGAATGGATTAGCAGGAATTTCATATAGTAATTAAAAAATATATAGTTTTTAAAAAAATATATAGAATTTAGTAAAATTTTTTTTGTGTATATATTATATATATAGATGGGAGGCGGTTTGATGCAACTCGTTGCCTATGGGGCACAAGATGTTTACCTTACAGGTAATCCACAAATTACTTTTTTCAAAGTTGTCTACAGAAGACACACCAACTTTGCTTGTGAAGCAATTGAACAAACTTTTAATGGAACTCCAACTTTAGGAGGAAAATCAACTGTTGTAATTACCAGAAATGGAGATTTAGTAACAAAAATGTGGTTGAAGACCACTGTAACAGCTGGACTTGCTGATGTAGATGTAACTGATTTAGGATATGCTATTATTAAATCTGTAGAATTACAAATTGGAGGAACCAAAATTGACAAACACTATGGAAGATGGATGCATGTATGGAGTCAATTAACAAGAACAGCAGAACACGCAGATGCTTTTACTGCTATTGTTTCCCCAGGAACAGTAGCTTCTGGAGATTCTGTTAGTTTATATGTTCCATTACAATTTTTCTGCTGCAGAAATGATGGTTTAGCTTTACCATTAATTGCTTTACAATATCATGATGTAAGATTAGAATTTGAATTTGATTCTGTTGCTAATGCATCTTTATCTAACACTACTTTATTAGTAAACTATGTTTACTTAGATTCTGAAGAGAGAAAAAGATTCGCACAAGCTTCTCACGAGTATTTAATTGAACAATTACAATTTACTGGTGTAGAAACTATTGCTGCTACTGGAACCAGCAAAGTAAGATTAAACTTTAACCACCCAGTTAAAGAATTAATCTGGGCTGCTGATCAAGGATTTGGTGATTTCACTGATGGTGATTCATCTGCATCTGTTAACCCAGTAACAAGTGCTTTATTACAATTAAACGGACATGATCGATTTAGTGCAGAAACTGGAGCTTTCTTCAACTTCGTACAACCACACACACACCACACTAGAACTCCAAGTGCAGGTATTAATGTATACTCTTTCGCTTTGAATCCAGAAGAACATCAACCATCTGGAACATGTAACTTTTCAAGAATTGATAATGCTACTTTAACTGTTACTATGGCTAGTGCTTCTACTTCTTTATACGTATATGCTGTTAACTACAACGTATTAAGAGTTATGTCGGGTATGGGTGGCGTTGCGTATAGCAATTAGATTTATTATATTGAATAGAAAATTAATTATATTATTTGAATAAATTTATTTAAAGACTTACTTTGTATAATATTTATATAAAATATGTTTTTTGTAGTAAAAATTCATGAAAAGGAATTTAAATTCGACGTAAGTAATTTTAAAGATTTATGTACGAATAATTCAAAATCAACATCATTAATAAGATGGAAATTAGATAATAAAAATCGACCATATTATTTAGATAACAATTGTAAAACAATTTATTTATTAGATAAGATTATGAAGAGTAAGTGTAATGATAAAATTACATTTATTGATGGTGATATATTTAATTATAGTATATCAAATTTAAAAATTATAGAAGAGAAAACAATTTGTTATAAGGGAGAAATTTATAAAGTATTAAATAAGATTGGTGGTCATATAAATAATAAAGGGAAATCAGCAGGTATCGAAAAAAATTCAATTTATAAAACAATTAATATTATTTCTAAAAAAAATAAATATTTTATGGAATGTAACAATTATTACACAATTATTTCTGAAGAATCAATTAATAAAGTAAAATCTTTTAATAATCAACAATTAACTTGGTATAAATTATCAAATGGATATATTGGAGCTCACGTTGTTATAGAAAATAATGATACTATATTATACCTACACCAACATCTAATGAACTACTACGGAAACGGATTAAATAAAAATACAAAAACTATTGACCACATTAATAGAGATAAATTAGATAATAGACTCTCCAATTTACGTCTAGCTACACAAAGCCAACAAAATCAAAATACTGATAAAAGAAAAAGACAATCCATCGCACAAGACTTACCTTCAGGAATTACTCAAACTATGCTCCCTAAATACATATGCTACTATAATGAATGCTACAATAAAGAAAAAAATTTATATAGACAATACTTCAGAATTGAAGGCCACCCTAAACTAGATAAAGACATTAGTAGCTCCAAATCAAATAAAATTTCTATTCAAGATAAACTTATCGAAATTAAACAATATTTAAAAAATATTGAAGAAGATAAAGAATGCATTAAACATAAAAAAGAATTACCAGTTGGTATAAGATTAAAAGAAAAAGATGAAGAATCATTTTTTATTTTAGATTATAGAAATGATAGTAATAAATATAATTTGAAAATGAAATTAAATAAATCAAAATCTTATGATGATAATTACGACTTATTTAAGAAAAAAGTTATCAAAAAATATCCTAAATATGAAGTTTAAAAAATTGAAATTATAATATTTTATTTCATTTGTTTTTTAATTAGAGAATCATGAGTTGGTTAATGAAAGAAAATGAACTTTTAAAATTAGAAGTTGAAAATCTTAATAATGAATTAAATTTAATTAAAAATAATAAAATTTATAATAATTTTGATTATTTAGAGGAGAATATATTTCATGATAATACATTTAAAAAATATATTAGAAAATTATTTTTTGATAAAGATAAATTTTTTGGAAATAATATAATTTCTGGACCATTTCGTTATGAAGTTTATAATAAATACAGAGATAATAATTCAGAATATTTTAAAGATGAATATTATTTTTTTAAATTTAGTGGTTATGAAAATTATATTAATCATAAAAAATACGAATTTGAAATATCTAGTATAATTGATACTAGAGAATTTGAACCTTGTTATTTGTTTCAAAATCCTAATAGTTATATTGATTATCCTAATTATAAAAATGTAGATATGAATAATTTTAGTTTACTTTATTATATCTTATTATTATTTGCTTCTAAGAAAAAGAATTTAGAAAATTTATTTAATGTAGAAATTAATATTACTATAAAAAAAACACATGAAAATCAACGTACTATATGTATTATTAATAAAGATTTACAAAATGATTGGAGAAATATTATTGAAAAATTTATAAATGTTAAATTTGAAATTTATAAAGAATTAAATAAATTAATGGAAAAAGATAAAAAAAATTCTAATATTCTAAAAAACGCTTTTGAATGCAAAAAAAAATATATAAATATGAAACAATATAAAAAAAAATATGGAAACTATTTTGATATTGATGATGATGATACAATTGGTGAAGATCAAAAAAAAAAATTTTTAAAATATTTGAAATATTCTAATTTACTATTAAGTCCAGAAATGAAATGAAAAAATATGTTATTTATTTCTTATAAAATTAATATTTAAAAAAAAAAATTATTTTTCCGAAAATAATTTTGAATTAATTTTTATATACAAAAATTGAAATTATAATTATTATTTATTTAATACTAATTTTAAAAATGTTAATATATCAAAG